GCTTGATAAACAGAATAGCTCGTAGTTGAGGCAGTAGCGGCAGAGTCGAAGCTGATAGTTTTTAGTTCAGTTGCATCATTTGAGTTATACTCCAGCGCAGCGTTGATGTTGATTGCAGCAGGCGTAATGCGGATGCCTTTATTTGTCGAGTGATCGTGGCCGTCGAGCGCATCAATCGTGCTGTTGATGTCGGTAGCCCACTGCGGACCTGCAGTAGTACCGATTGCGGGTTTTGCGATTGCGGTTATATTTGTACCTGCTGTTGCCATTTTGTGCCTCGTTAGAAAAAGAAAATATCTGCAGTGATGGTTCCTGCTGCTTTCATGATGATCATTGTGTTTGGATAATCGTTTGTTGTTGCACTTTTGTAAATTGAGTGTGCTGCATTTTTCTTGAGAATTATCCAGCCTTCCGGTTCCTGCTCTAATCCGTGATCTACATAAACATCTGCGGTTGTCAGTTCCACGTCCTTGACTCTGTTTCCGGATGCAAACGGCAGTTGCAAAAGCGGATTAAGTGCAGTGGCAATATAACCCATCTGCTGATCTGTAGCAGCATTCCCTGTGGTGAGTTGAGTAAAGCTAATTCTGCTCATGCAATGGCTGAGTTCCAGAGTGAATTGTAATCAGTTGCATCAACAACGGTCGTAGGTTCACCCAGATCACGCATTTCTGCGACTGCGATTATGCGTTCCTTAACTGCTTGCAACATTGCAAAGAGTGCAGCAACATCTGCCTCCTCTTTCACAAGTGCAGCGATTGCAGTTGCTAGGATCAAATATTCATCCCAGCCGCTGTAAAAATCAAATCTGCCCTCCAGCTTGCCGTAAGTTGTGGGGTCTGCTAACGCTGACGAATCAAGGTCTGTTACTACAGTCGTCGCAGTGACGCTGCTGACTGTCTGATTTACATTGTAATCTGCTGCAGTAAAACCAACACCAGTGATGGTGTCGTCTGCCTGAAAAGTGTGTGTACTTGGAACAGTCCAGGTTGTTGTTGATCCGGTTGAAATTGCGGATGGTGTCTGTTCATCAAATTTTCGTGGTGATGGAATATAGTAAACAGTAACCGTATCTGAGCCTGACGGTTTAGGATTAAAGTAAATTTTATTTGCTTGAATGTGGTAGCGCATATCAGAGGCTACAGAGTAGAGTGCGCCTGTGTTACGCTCGCTGAAATTGTAGCGGCGCAAGGGGATTGTGTTAGATCCGCTGTTTAAGTCAATCCCCCTGGATTTGTAAAAGTCTGAAGGAAGGTTGTAAGATTGGGTTCCGCTGACCAGCGTAATTGTGCCGGTTTTAAGAAAATAGTCCTCAGAGTTAGCAGAGGTTACAATTAGATCATAAAGTTCCGCATAGCTTCTGTTGAGCATCCTGCGCCATTCAGCATCAGTGATGAACTGGCTATTTTCCATATCAGCCCGCTGACGTGATAACAGGCGTAGCTCGCTCAATCCTACAATATCAGTCATAGATGTCCTTAATAACTGTCGAATATTCCGTGAACGGCATCCAACACAGCAGCCGAATCTCCGCTTTTTACTGCGGAAATCAACTCCTCTGCCATTTCAACCTGTTCATCAGAATACTCGTCTTCCATTTCATCCTCATAGTCTTCGTCATAGTCCTCATCTTCCATTTCATCTTCATACTCATCATTGCGGGCTTTCTTCTTTTTCTTACCCTTGCTGAGAATCATGAGTGCGCTGTCTTTTGGAAACATCTGCTCCTCCTATGATGTAAGTGAAGTGTTCCGCAAATTGAGCGTAAAATGGATGATTGGACCTGTCGCGTCTGCAACTGCTGCCGCACTAATATCCCATAGAAATATCACCACCGTTTTTGCAGAAGTAGTATCAATGTCACCTAATTGGACAATGAGATCTGCTGCTGCGGATGATTGGATAGTAACGGAACCTGAGAGTATCCCCGGATATTTACCGCCAAGGGTCACAGTCCACTTTCCGGTGGACGTATGAGCAACCGTGAATCCTGTCCCAGTTGTTACACTCGGATCAGAACTACCGGCAGTCGTAAAACTACCGGCTACGGTTTTCAGATTCGGCTGCAGTGCCTGCACGTCATAGAAAATTTTATCTGCCATTTGGCCTCCTTTTCTATGGTAGGGTTATAACGCAGTTGTTTCCGGGAGCATCACAAGCAAGCTGTGCGTA